TTTTGGAATCTTTCAGTTGGCAACATCAGCGCTGTATCCCAATTGGATGGCTCTACATATAAAAAACTGCCTTGAACGTGATCCCACAAATACTTTTTGAGACATGGCGAAAAAGCTGAAAACTTAGAAGCATTATTAAGTAAACCGTAAGATAATTTCAACTTAGTTGTATCATCGTATTTATTGTTATTAGCGGTGGTGTATAATGCATCCATTAGCTGTGCTCTTAAATAGCTTGGCAAATAATGGAGATTGATTCCCATAAAACCACCCTCTTGGAATCCGATAGGGAATATTAGCGGAAAAATATCATAGTATGGAAGTGTATCTTTATGTTTTGGATCATAAAAAAACATATACATTTTGCCGATATCGTCAACAGATATGCTGGAAACGATATTCTGTTTGTCGTTCATTAATCGGTTTTTGTTTACGTTTCTTGAAGTAAGGGCTGCAGCTTGTTGTCTATACCAAATTCTTGCTGATGATGTAGCATTAGGTTTTACTCCTTCTGCTTTGCCTTTTTTAGCAATCGATTGGAAAATGTAAGCTGTCATTAGAAGGTTATGCCCAGTTCTTTTTCAGTAAAAATGTTAAATATCCAATTACGGTCAGCACAATACTCACGTGCTGCTTTCCACTTAGCACTATTTATACCCCAAGTCATAACCTCGTTTATATACTTTCTCGAAGGTTTCTTGGTTTCCTGAATAACTGGTGGAACAGTTTGATATGCTGGTTTTACTTCAATAATTTGAATTTGAAACTGCCCATCTTTCGTTCTTTTCTTAACATAGAAGTCAGGGAAGTATCTATGCCACCTTCCATCTACAGGCGACTTATATGGAATGAAAAATTCTTCCGAGGACCATTGAATAACATCAGGATGATCGTCAAGGTGAGCCATCAATTTTAATTCCCATCTGGAACGATAAATAATATTGTTGGGATCGCCTTTGTACTTTTCTGGATGTTTTGGTCTAAAATACCCTTTGTATGCCATCTTTACACCACTAATAAATAGTAAAACAATATTTATAGGGATCAAAAATGACTATTGCCGATAAAGTAGTTAAAGGCGCTAAGTTCGTTGCTAATAATAAAGAAGCTATTGGTGGAGCATTAGCTTTAGGTGGCGCTGCTGTTATTGGTCAAGCATTTTTTAGAACACCAGAAGTTACTAAAAATTCAAAGTACAAAGGGAATTTGATGTTCCCTAACGATCTTATTGATCCAAGCGCTAATAGAAATTCTTATATGGCGATACAGTTTGTTGAATATCAACGTCGTTCGATTTTTAATCAGCCATTTCTTTCTGCTCTTGGTGGTATTCGTTTACCTGTCCCGAATCAGCTTGCAGAAACTTTTACTGTTGCTTATGATCCATCTGCTAGTGCAGATTCAACTGTTGGGGCTGCTATCGAAGGTGGATTGCAAGGAAGAAACGGTGTAGGTAGCAGTGGTAATGTAATCGGTTCAATCGCATCTTCCGTAACTGCAGCGCTTGGTGGTAAAGCTGTTCAAACTGCATCTGCATTAGGAACGAAAGCTGGACTTGATGTTCCACAAGCATTGCAACTTGGTGGTCTTGCTCAAAATCCATTCCTTACCGTATTGTTTAAATCTCCTAACTTTAGAAAACATACTTTTTCTTGGAAGTTAATGCCAAACAACGAACAAGAATCAAATACTGCTAGAGAAATTATTCAAACATTTAGATCTAACATGCTTCCTGCGCTAGCGCCAAATGCTGGCGGTACATTGCTTACATATCCAAATATGGCTATCATTAATTTGTACCCAGATGAAACATTACTCTATAAGTTTAAACCTTGTGTTGTAGAATCTTTAACAGTTAATTATGCAGCTGGCGGTCAACCATCATTTTTCAAAGGTACTAATGCACCAACTCATATCGAACTTAGCATCAGCCTTCTTGAAATCGAATACTGGTTAAAAGAAGATATTGAAGATAATGCTTTACGTTCAAAGGGAGCATTTTTCTAATGGCTGAAAAATACTTCACTAAGTTTAACAAGATAACATATAACAATTATACTGCTATCGATATAACTGAACGTGCAGTTGTAACCAATGACTTCTTTAAAAATCCTTATATGTTTTATCCATATGATATTTCTGAAGGCGAAAGAGCCGATCAGTTATCAGATAGATATTATGACGACCAGTATATGACTTGGATGATATATCTTGGCAACAAAATTACAGATCCATACTATCAGTGGTATTTGAGCGATGCTGATTTAAATAGCTATTTGGTTAAAAAATATAATACCAATATTAGCACTCTTCAAGATAAGGTTCAGTTTTATCGCAACAACTGGTATGAAGAAAACGAACAAATATCTGTTTCAGAATATAACCTTTTAGCTAATACCGTACACAAATACTGGCAGCCATTTTATAACAATACAAATAAAATAGCTGGTTATCAAAGAGTGCAAAAAGATTGGGTTATTAATACAAACAGCATTCGTCAGTATACTCCTTCTTTATTTAATTACTCTGCTCCTTCTAATGGTTCTGGTCATTATGATGTTAATACTAATTCATTAACTGTTGGTATACCAAATCCTTCTTGGGTAACTGCAATACAAAATGATTTTAATGCATGCACGATTACTTTTGCAAATGGTTATACTGTTTCTCCGACGAATATGACTGGACCAGCTCATTCGACAAATATCTATACATTTACTGGGGAATGGGCAGCAAATTCAAATGCATTCCCAATTTTATTAAGCAGCACTTATGGTGTTGATATATCAGGATTTGAAAAAGGCGAAATTGTAGATATACATTTTGATACTACTCATAGTGGTCAAGGGGAAGTAATTTTTGCTAATACAAATACACTAAACCTTAAAAATATTTCTGGTACATCTCTTCCAAACAATACTGTAACTATCGGTCAATCTAGTTATTTACGTGGTAGAAATAGTAATACAACAGCATCGATAGCAACAGCATCAAATATCGTTGATAACATACCTCTAGACGAAGGTATTTACTGGTCGCCTGTATCAGTATATGATTATGAAAAAGAAAACAACGAAAAGAATAGATCGATTAACGTTATCGACAATACATACTCAATGAAAATTTCTAATCAACTATCTAGATTGTTAAAATAATAATGGCAAATGGTTATAATCCAGGTGATATTCTAATTGACGATTTTACCGTTTCCTCGGCTAGAGGAACGTTAGATCTTGCGAAGTCGTTCGTATCTGCTTCAATATATGAAAGTATTTTTACTCCAGGTATTATGGCTGATGTTGACGTTCTTGATACTGATGACCAACTTGGTCAAATTAAAATAACTGGCGACGAAACTGTAACACTATCATTTAAAGCTCCAGGTGGAGAAGCAGCAAGTTATAAGTTTGCCTTGCATGCGCTCGACGATGTTAATATGACTGGTTCGCAAAAATCAAAAACCTATAAACTGAAACTTGTATCGGAAGAAGCACTACATGCTAAAACGAATACCGTACAAAAAAGTTATATGACTACAGTATCTCATGTTATCCATGATATCCACGAGAACTATCTTAAAAGCGAAAAGAAATTAGATTTAGAAGATACAAAAGGCGTACAGGGAATTGTTATTCCTAGCCTTAATCCATACAAAGCTATTGATATGGTTCGTCGTCGTGGTATTTCAGATGGTAACAAATCTTCTACTTTTGTTTTCTTCGAAACTCGAAGCGATGGTAGTCAGATATTTAAATTTGCTACTATTGAAAAACTATTCCAAGGTTCAGTAGTAAAAGATTTCCAACAGTCTGACGCTGTCAATAGCAGCATGAATAACAAAACAGATAATAACATTATTGCATATGAAGTTCCAAAACAAATGTCTGCTACTGATCGTATCGCTACTGGTGGTAAAAGACGTGTAGCTTCTTTTGATATGAGAACTCATAGTTACAAATCAAAAGATATTGATACCGATTCAACCAAGTATTCAACTGGTGGTTCTGGTTCTTATGATTCTGCTGAATTTAAATCAAAATATCATAATCCAAAAATACCACCACAATC